ACGATCCAATACAGTTTGTTCATGGTATCAGTTGGTTTGTGTTTGGTTGGTGACGTTGCCGTCGGTGTCGATTCGGATGCTGAACACCAGCAGTCCGGTGGGGGTTTGCTTGGCGAAGTCGGCGCGGAACTCACGGGCGTGGATGCCGGCCATCACATCGACCGGCAGAATGCGCCGGGCGGTGAAGCCGTTCTTCTCAAGACCGCGAATGCTTCGCTGCATCGCTTTGTTCAGATAGTTGTTAGGCATGAATGCTGTTGTCATAGCGTCCCTCATCTGCCTGTCTGATCGGGCACGTCCATGTCTTTTTTCGTCTTTCTGTTGGCGGGTTTTCATGATGGTAGTGGGCGGTTGATCTGGATGGTGCGTCCCTTGGTTTGCCCGGCGACATAGCTGCCGGAATGGATGCGGCGGCGGCGTTGCGACCGGGTGCGGAGCTTGCCGTATTCCTGCTCGACGTAGCGGGAGATCGCCGCCTCCTGATCCACGACGACCAGTCCGTATGCCTGGCGCTGGTCGGCAGCGTAGGATTGCTCAGCGCGTTCCTTCGCCGCCTTGAGTTCGGCGTTCAGTCCGTCGCGCAGGCCCCGGTAGTAAGATGCCTTGTCCGGGTTGGCGTGGGTCTTCTTGAACTCGTTCCAGCAGCGGAAGAAGGTCTGCCGCAGGTAGTTGAAGGCGTAGATGGCAAAGTCGATGTCGGCGGGAGCGCCGATGATGTCCACCGGCGTTCCGCGACCGTTGGGCATCAGGATCGTCTTCACGTTGAAGTGCGCCTGCAGGATCGAGAGGATCATCAGGTCGGCAGGGTTGAGGGTCTTCGGCAAATCGACCTTGCCCTTGTTGACGGTGAAGCCCGCGCCGCCCGACTCGCCGCGTTCCATGCGGAGCAGCGCGGAGTCGATGTTGTGGCGGGTCATCAATTCTTGCGCCTTGGCCAGTGCCACCTTGGCTTCGTTTTCGGTGGAACCGCGTGAGCGGTCGGCCAGTCGCAGGAGCTTGCGGATTTTATCGAGGATGTCGGATTCGGATTTCATGGGATCTCAGTGGTTGGTGGTTAGATGTCCTCGTCGGGGAGTCCGGCGGTGATGACATCCACCGGGATGTGGGTGGATCCGCCCGCCTCGCAGAGATCTGCGTATCGGATCTTCGCGGCCTTGAGTTCGGCGCGGGCGGTATCCAGATCGTCCCAGCTTTCGAGGAAGACCCGGCGGGGGCGGCCGGCGAGAACCGAGCTGCGGCCGTAGGTCGAGTGACCGTAGAGCGTTGGCTTGTTGGAGCGGTAGGTTTCGCCGCGTCCGTATTCGAGGGTCAGGCGGCGGTGTTGCTTGATGTATTCGATGTCCATGGTGGTGTGTGGTTGGGGTTGGTGATTATCGGCGGACGCGGCGGGAGAGCTTGCGGCGGCTGGCTGGCGTGTTGTCGCGGATCATTCGCGCGACCCGCTCCGTGCTGCCGTCTGTGAGCCAGATGCCCTCGCCCTTGCGGCGGCGGATCTCGGCGTCCACGTCTGGAGAGATGAATGGGAATCCTCCGAGTTGGGCGTCAGTCCATGTGGTAAAGTCGATGGGATTCATGGTATTGGTTCCACGGGTTGAATTTAGAGGGAATTGACGGCTTTTTCGGCATCGCTCATTCCGAGCTTGCTGTATGCTTCGCCAGAGTATCCGGCAGCGGCCCATTCTTCACGGGCCTCGTCGGTGAGCAGTTCAGCGACTTGCTCGATTTCCTCGATGGTCATGGCATCAATTTCTGCGGCGGTGTACATGGTTTTGTTATGGTTGGGGTTGGTGGGATTCTCAGCGGAAGGTCGCTTCATCGGGAGTGATCTCGCGGACTCCGTGGACTTCCGCGCCGTGCTTCTCGACCCATGCATTCAGTGCTTCGACGCTCTTGAAGGTCTTGCGCCAGGGGGTGGACTTCATGCCTTTAACTCCGTGGGCCTCGATGTATTGGGTATTTGCTTTCATCGTCCTTCATCTGCCAGTCTGACAACTTGAGTCCATGTCTTTTTTCGTCTTTTTTCGTCCATCCACGCGATCCGGTTAGATAACAAATTGGCATGCTTCCTGAGCGTCACGCCGCGTGCCAATCCCGCATCATTCGGAGTGCTCCGATTCTATTATGATTGGCATGCTTCATGGGTGCCACGATCCATGCCAATCTGTTATTTTTCGTCTTTTTTCCTGTGAGAACAAAAAGCCATGGACAGGTGGTGTTGATCTGGCAGATGATAACTATGACAACGCCACTGATGTCCCGCCGCTTCGGAGTCGAGATTGAATTCCTCTCCACCATCACCACCGAGCAAGCCGTCATGAGCCTGAGATCCGCAGGCATCCGGGTCGAATCCTCCTACTACACCCACGACACCACGCCCCATTGGAAGATCGTCACCGACGGGTCATGCGGATATGAACTCGTCTCCCCGGTTCTCGAAGGCGAAGCCGGTCTGGAGGAAGTCCGAATCGCCGCCGCCGCGCTCGAAGCCGCAGGTGCCAAGGTGGACAAGCGCTGCGGACTTCATGTCCATTTCGACGCCCGCACCATGTCGCTCAAGGCGGTGAAGAATCTCTTCAAACTCTGGCTGAAATTCGAGGATGTTCTCGACACCTTCCAGCCGCCGTCCCGCCGGGGCAGTGCAAACACCTACTGCCGCACGAACCTCGACCACAGCATCATCGACGCCGGGAATCACCGGGGCCAATGCTCACAAATGTTCCGCAAGATCGACGCATGCCGGAACATGGATCAGATGAAGCAGCTCTACCCCTGCCGCTATCGAAAGCTGAACATCCATTCCTACTTCCGCCACCAGACGCTCGAAGTCCGTCACCACTCGGGAACCACCGATCCCGCGAAGATCACCAACTGGGTGCGACTGATGGCCCGCATGTTTGACGCAGCCGAGTCCGCCGCCGCCGTCCGCAACCGCCCGGAAGACAACGGAGTCGGGATGCCCCGCATGAAGTGGTTCTTCCAAGCCATCGACGCCAGGGGACTGACAAAATTCTACACCGCCCGCGCCAAAAAACTGGCCGCCTGATTTCCACCAATGACAATGACCACCATGAACACCGAATACCACACCATCGACGGCGCGACATTCACCGCCGTTGATGCCACCGACCTGATGACCCAACTCCGGGCCGACAGCTTCAACCCGGAAGCCGACCTGCCGTCCTACTGCCGCGCCACCGCACGGGCATCAAAGATGCAGACCGGAAAACCGCACCGCGCCTGGCCACCGAAGGCGCTCGTCGAAGACATGCTTGCCTCCGGTCTGATCGCCACCGGCAAGCGCCATCCGGAATGGGGAACCACCAACGACTGAACGGCCATGGCATACCGAATCATGGAACCACGCTTCGAGCTGGGCCGCACCGTCGCCACGCCCGGTGCCCTGGCACTCGGCATCGATCTGATCCCCTACATGCGCCGCCACCACTGCGGCGACTGGGGCGACCTCGACGAATGCGACAAGCAGGCGAACGAAGATGCCTTGATCCACGGCGACCGCATCCTCAGCCACTACAAGCTCGGTGGTGGTCGGCGCATCTACATCATCACGGAGGCAGGACGCCAGAGCACTTGCATCATGCTCCCTGAGGAGTATTGATCCAGGCGACGATGCGCTCGATGAAATCGAGTTCGAGTTGCTTCTCGGTCAGCCGGATGACCGTCCAGCCAGCCAGCACGGCTTCGAGATACTTCTCCGCGTCCTTGGCGTAACCCAACCCGCGGCTGTGCCGACCACCACCAGGGATGAAGATTCCGCCCTCGATCTCGATCAGCGTCCGGCTTTCGAGATGCCCGAAATCTGCCCGCCATTTCCTCTCCGGGTGAAACCGGACTTCACGCTCCAGGGCTGGGCCTTGCGCCACGCGCCATAGGAAGAGAAACCGGGATTCGAGCTTGGAGCCTGCCATTTGATCCGGCCCGCCAAGTCAACCCGCCGATGGGAAATTGCCCGTGGGAAGCAGGTGGGAAAATGAGACCCCGATTTCCCACATTTCCGGGCGTTTCTCCCGAGGCTGAAAACGGCGGAAACCATTGATTTCGCGAGGATTTCCTCGTGCCTGGCTCCGCCGCCACCCCCTTCTTTATGTGGGAAATGGGAAAAATGATTTTTCACGTAAATTCAACGAGGGTCGGGACATCCCCGCATGAGGCAGCGAGGTCAATAGATTCCTTCCGAGGTTCGAATCCTTTGGGTCGGGATTGCACCCCGTCGAGGAGCGCGATGACGTCGGGTGTCATGTCGATGCTTGTCTGACCGGGGCACATGGCTATCAGACGCGCTCCCTCACCGAGGACACGGTGTAACCTTTGGGCGGGTGTGGTTGTGGCAGACATCGTGGTGAGTGGTTGCAGGGGCGGGAATTGAACCCGCAGGAGACGAGGGTATGAGACTCGCCTGGGACCGTCCCTCCCTGCGTTTGGTTAGAGCGCCTCGTAGATTTCAAGGAGCCGACCGAAGTCCTTCTTCACGTTTTCGCGTTGTTCCTCGTCCCACTGATCGACCGGATCGTCGGCGGTTGTCTGCTTCCACCAGCGGAGCAGCCGGTTGATGAGCGCCAGATGGGTGACCACTCCACGGTCAGTTGGATCTTTTTGCATCTCCTCCTCGGTGGCGAGTCGGCCGAAGTTCATCGACTTGCGTAATCGGGCCACGCTAAGGCCATTTTCATCAGCCATGTCGAGCCAATGCTTTTGCTCCTCGGGGTCTTTGCATTTTGCGATGACCTTATGATGTGTCCAGTCGAGGTTGTGGTTTCGAGACCACAACTTGATCCGACCGGCAACATACGAGTATTGCCTCAGTGTTTCGTAAGCCAGTCCCGTCATGCGAAGCGCTTCGTGGTATTTCTCACCGTAACGCGTTTCACCATAGTTGATCCAATCACCGACGATGAAAGCAATCGACTTTGCGGCAGGAACCAGTTCATTTCCAAGTGACTGCCATTCTTCAAAAGTCAACTCATCCTTGATGTCGAGACCGGCTCGACTGATGGAATATTTCGTGTTCTGGATTGAGAGAATTGGAAGTGAATTCATGATTGTTGAGAGCGGTATCGTTTGAGTTGTGCATTGCGGTAAATTCTTCGGGCTTGCTCACTGCGCATGGCCCGGGATGGTGGCAGCTTCAGCCTTTCGGTGATGTCAACGCAGCGCTTCGAGACAGCAGCACGGGTGATGCCGTGGCGTTTGGCGATGGTGGTCATGCTGTCGCCGGCATAGACGCGCAGGCCGAGGGCGATGGTCAGGCAGTCGATGGTCAGGCGAGTGTTGTCCTCCGCAAGAATGTCGGCCACCAAGTGGCGCAGGATTTCCGTTGCGCTGCCCATGGAGTGGGCTTCGGGCACTTCATCCTCATGATCGACCAGGGCCGCGATGTCCGGCGTGTGGCTGGCTCGCGATGATTCGGCCATGTCATGGTCTGCTGCACCATTGCCATGGCGTTGCAGGCACGGTTTGAGCAGGCCGAGCTTCTCCGCTTCCCGACGTTCTTCGAGTGTCATGGACTTCACCCAGGCCTCGTAGTCCCGTTCGTATTCGGCATCCCGCTTCGCCTGTTTTTTGGCGTAGTCGTCGGAGTTCATTTTGAACCTCCTTTCAGCCGATCTGAAACTGATGGCGCTGGTCCCTGAAAGGTGTGACCAGAGCGCGCGAATCCCGGTTTACCGATTCGCGCTCTGTTTACCTTTAGGTAAACCATCATCATGCCAAGCATCATGCTTAGCAGCATGTTGCTTATCAGCCGCGTTGTTCTGTTAGACGGAGCGGGTTCAAACGGGTTCAAACCAATTTGAATCCGAGGTGCAAATCCTGCTGGAATGACGGGTTCAAACTCCATGGCGACGCCCCCTCCACAGGCGGGTTGCTTTGTCGAAGATGAAGGGTGACCCCTTCCGCATGTTGACGAGGCAGTGGAAGACCCGCTGGGCCTCCTTGAGCGTGCAGTCACCGTTGATCTCGGCGATCCGGTCGGAGACGTAGGCAAGCACGGCGGAATCCTGGGGCACCTTGCCATTGGCGAGCGGCGGCATGGTTTCCATGGCGCTGGCATAGCGGTCGGCCGCGCTGCCCATCTTGTAGGTCGCCTTCGCCTTCTCGCTCTTGGGATTGCCCTGGGGGGCCTTGAGCTTCGCAGGATCGGCCTCGCGGTCGGTGATGAAGATCGACTCGCACCAGCGGACGACGAACGGCTTCACGGGCGGCAGAGCGCGTAGCGTGAGGTCGATGACGTGGGCATCATCCTCCTCATGGGGAGTCATGGTGAGGATCACGTCGGGATCGCGGGCGAACACGCCTGAGCCGCCGATCCGGTCGATGGACTCCTTGCCCGCCTGGTTGCCCTTGGAAAAGTGCGCGCCGAACACAGCCGCCGCGCCAGATTTCGCCGCCAGTTGCTCGACTTCATTGAGCAGGCTGGCGATGTCGCCGGCATCGTTTTCATTCCGTGCGCCGAGGCCCTTGTAGATCGGGTCGATCAGGATCAGGGCATACCCGGTGTCGCGGATGCGCCCGAGGATCTTCGGGATAAGCGCGGAGAAGTCAGTGGCATGGCCGCGAAGGTTCCAGATGTCGAAGCCGCTGAAGTCGGTGATCTGCTTCGCCGCCGCGATCCGGTTGATCCGGTATTGAAGCGCGAACGGAGGAAGCTCGAAGTTCAGATACAGGGCGCGACCGCGGAGCGTGGGAAATCCCCACCAAGGCGAACCGGTGGACACCGAGAGCATGAGGTCGATCAACGACCAGCTCTTGCGTGCCTTCGACGGGCCGCCGAGGACCATCTTCGCCCCCTGGTGCAGGATGCCATCGACGAGCTGCGGTGGTTCCGGTTCTGGCTGCCCCATAAACGCATGACCAGGGAGGATCGGCGGCAGATCGGAATTCGAGTGCGCCGCCTCCCATGCCGTCCACGACTCCGCGCCGAATTCGAGCGCGAGCAAGGTCTGGCGATGAACATCGCCATCGACGGTGCGCCAGCCATCCGGGCAGCGCGACAAGCGCGACGGGTTCCGGTTCTGCTTGTCGAGGTTGATCCCGGCAAACCAGCCCCAGATGATTTCAACGCGGCGGGCGTATTCCTTGGCGTCCGGAGCATCGACTCGGATCCACGCGTGCAGGCTCTTGTTGCCTGAGTCGATCAGGGCAGCCACCGGCATGCCGCTGGCGATGACCGCATGATATTGCTCCTCCTTCGGGATCGCCTTTCCCGCCTCGTCGCGGTCGAATTCGACCAGCACATGACGGTGAGCGGTGACGTGTTCGTTTTTCGCGCCGTCCTTGGCCATCGGATTGATCCGCAGGAACAACCCGAGCTTGGTGCCGAAAACCCGGTCGATACCGCCCTTGGTTGCCACCTTGGATTTCCACTCGGCGGCCGTGAGCGTGACACCACGGCGCGGGACGATTTCGCCATCCTCGTTTTCCGCCGCTGGCGCAATCGCCACGAATTCATCCGGCTGAAAGCACGCGTCGAGCAATCGGACGAATCCGTCGTCGATGGTGGTTGGCAACGCCATGGATGATCGCTCGCGGTGGACGGGGACCGGTGACGGCCGCCGATTTGGAACGGGTGACGAAACTTTCGGCATCGGTGCCATGCCCGCGCCAAGCGGTTCGCGTGATGTGCGGGCATAGGCCGAGCGGATGGTGGTCCGCGCTTCAGCTTCGGTCAGCCCGTCGGCCAGCGCACGGGCGAGAAGTTGACCTTCCGTTTCCTCCAGCGGGTGGCCGGCGTCGCGGAACTGGCAGGTCGCATCAAAGAGTTCGGCATTCCGCATGCCCTCGCTCGCGCCGCGCTGGAGGTATTCCAGCGTGCGGCGCGGCAAGGCCATGGTCAGCCCTGTTGATCGGTATCGTGCCATGGGGGATCAGCGATGGGCGAACTGTGTGTCGAGGAACGCTTTGGCCTCTTCGAAAGTGGCGATCTCCGGACGTTGGTGGCCGTAGCGGCGCATCACGCGGACTTGTTTCGGCGTCGCCAGACCGAGCTTGCGACGGGTGATGAGGCGGTCGAGGATCAGCGACGCGTGCCCCTTGGTGGAGATGGCCGTGGTATCCAGGCCGAACTTTTCCAGCACATCGATCTGCTTGGCCGTGGGCGCATCCGCCTGCCAGCGCATGGTCGGGACATAGTCGGCCAATGCTGCCTCGTTGAGGGAGACGGCAAGCTCCAGTGGATCCAGCACACTGCCGCGACGCGTTCGGTTGGCGCGAAGCCGCTCGGTGAGAGAGCGGGTGCGATCCGCATTCACTTCCTCGCGGGCCTCTTCGAGGTCGCCCTCGGCACCAAGTTTTTCGGTGAGTGCCTTCGCGTCCGCTTCGTCTTCCGCGATCAGGTGGGCCGGCTTGACCAGATTCAGTTCGGCAGACTGCCACAGGAAATCGAGCACGAGCAGGTGATCCTTGCCGGGCCAGATGCGCGTGCCGCGACCGATGATCTGGGAATACAGCGCCCGGATCTTCGTTGGTCGCAGGCAGACGATGCAATCAATCGACGGTTCGTCGTATCCCTCGGTGAGCAACATCGCGTTGGTGAGGATGCGCGTCTCGTCTCGCTTGAACCGTTCCAACACCGCTTGCCGCTCGTTCGTCTGGCCATCGACATGCTCGGCCAGCAATCCGCGGTCGCGGCAGATTTGCGCGAAGCGTTTCGAGACCGCGATCAACGGCAGAAACACGAGCGTCTTGCGGTGCCGGTGTTCCACCATCACATCCGCGATCCGTTCGAGATACGGTTCGAGCGCATGGCCGAGATCGTCGGCGCTGAAATCGCCATGGCTCGTGCGCACGCCGCGCAGGTCCATCGTCAATGGCACCGTCTTCACCCGGATCGGCGAGAGCCATCCTTGGTTGACGAGATCCAGCAAGGTCACCTCGCAGGCGATGTTCTCGAAATATCGACCGAGGTTTTTCTTGTCGCCCCGGTCGGGGGTCGCGCTGACACCGAGCACCTTCGCGTGGTCATGGAAATGACCGAGCGTGTTGAGATAGCTATCGGCCAAGGCGTGGTGCGCTTCATCGACGACGACCAGACCGAAGTGATCCCGCGGCCACCGCTCACGGCGTTTTTCACGCATGAGCGTCTGGACGGATGCCACCACGACCGGCGCGTCGAGTGACGCCCGCTCTTCGCCCATCTCCACCTGGGCTTCGATGCCGGTGGATGCACGGAGCTTGTCCACCGCCTGCGTGATGAGTTCCTCGCGGTGGGCGAGAATCAACGTGCGCTGCGGTTGGTAATCCTGTGCCAACCGGCTGAACAGGATCGTCTTGCCCGCACCCGTCGGCAGCACGCCAAGCTGGCGGTCGAAATCCTCAAAGCCCTTGTGAATGTCCTGCCGGGCTTTCATCTGATAGGCGCGGAGGCCCATCGGTTCAGAAGGGCTCGTTGTCATTACGGCGTGCGGGTTGGGGTTGAGTGACGGGCTTCGCGTCGCCGATGATCCAGGCGACCACCTTGTTGCGCTTCTTGCCGTTGTATTCCTCGACAGTGAGTCGGGCGGTGCCGGTGCGGCCGATGACGTGATCGGCGGTGATTTCGATGTCCTGGTCGGGTTCCACGACTTCGCCGGTGGCGGCGCGGAATGCGTCGATCTTCCAGAACGCGGTCGGGATGAAGACGAGGAAATCGTAAAGGTAACTGCCAGCGGATGTCTTGAGCTTCAGCTCGATCATCTCGTGGCCGCCTTTGCTGATCGTCTCAATCGCATCGACGACTTCGACTTCGTAATCGCCCGGTTCAACATGATCGGGACGTTCCTGTGGGGTGGATGAGGTGTATGAGGGCATGGTCTTAGTTCTTTTTGGTTTTGGTTTGTTTGAGATAGGTGGAGGGCGCGGCGTGCTTCACCGCCTCCTCCGGGAATGGTTTTTCGCTGGGCATCCGCTGGCCCCACAGATCGCGGAACTTGGCGGCTGATAGATTCCCGTAAGCCGCGAGCACCGGGCCGAACCCGAGGCGCTGGATGTGGTGGCCGACGGTTTCGCAATCGACGAACTCGCTGCCCTTGCGCGTCACGAGCTTCCAGCCGGGGACTTCACCTCCGGTCTTGAGTCGCTCGGTGGCGATCTGCTTTGCGCGGTCGCGGAAGTCCTCGACCACCGCGCAAGCTGCAAGGAACTGGCCGAGCTTTTCCGGATCGGCGAGCACGGCATCGAAATCGAAGCCGGGATCCGTGACGGTCAGCGTTTCACCGACCATCGCCAGCCGTGCCGGACATGTATCCGCCTTGGCGCACCACGAGCAGTATTCGCAGGGGTTCGGCTGCTTACTGGGATCGTTGAAGGATTTGACGACCTGATCGACGATGGCGTGTGCCTCCTCGTAGGTGAACTTGTGCGTCTCGATTTCGCGCTGGTCGCAGAACAACAGGTGAGCCGTCCACGACGAGGCGAAGTGCGCGCCCATCAGTCCGAGCGCATAGGCCGCCATCTGCTCGCGGTAGTTTCGCCGCGCACCGGTCTTCAGATCGAAATGGGCGAACTTCGTTGGCACGATGGCATCCGCCGTGCCGGTGAGATTGAGGATCTTCACCCGGCAGTCATCCTCCCTGGCAAGCACTCGCTCGCGGCCGGACATCGCTCGCACCATCGAGACCGACCAGGAAACCGCGGCGATCTCGTCAGCCGTCAGCTTGTTGGCGATCACGAAGCGTTCTTCGAGACCGAGAAGCTCGGCGCGGAACGCCGTGTCTAACAAAGTGCCGCGCTCGGCGGCGGGGCCGGCCACGGGATTGCTCTCGTAGCACGGGCACACCGCCAGCTTCGGCAGGTTGGAGGGGCGCAGTGCACTCATGGTGCTGCGGCGACCTCCTGCGCCTTGTGGAAATCATCGACGGCCTGCATGAAACGATCCGGGGCACTCAGCACCCGCTCGGCATAATCCTGCGCGACGGCATCCCAGCTTTCGCCCACCTTGATCTGCTGGCGGTTGACGAGGAAGGGAATCACCTCCGCCTCGCGGGCACCGAACATCTCGCGGAGCCGGTCGGCCATCGACGGTGCCGCTTCCGGTTTGGCGGCGACAGCGCCCTCCGGCATCGCCGCCGTGCCGAACACCGGGGCCAACGCCTCAATGGTGAACGGAAGCTTGTCCGGCAGACCGTGACGGTTCTTCGCGTCGTAGGCCGCGCTGTGGTTGGCGAAGAGCACGCGCTCCTTGCCGCCGATGCCACGCATCTTTCCGTTGTCCTTCTCCGCGACCTTCGTGACGAAGTTGCCGAATAGCACGAGATCCGCCCATTCCTTGAGCAAGGGCGCATTCTGCTTGCTCAGCTTGAGTTCGAAGCGGTCATAGCTGCCCGCCTGATCCGGTGCCTCGAATTTCTTCACCGTCGAGTGGGCGAGAAACACGACATGCATGCCGCGATCCGTCAGCGCATCGAGCGAGGTGAGGAACCGGGCGAACTCTTCGGCGAGGATCACCCAGCCTTTGCCATACCCGAAATCCTCGATGGATTCCTTGTTCGACTTCCGGCACAGGTGTTCGGCCAAGCGCTTCTCAAGCCAGTCCGCGGTGTCGATCACCAGCGTCTTGAATGGATGATCCGCCTTGGCGAGCTGGGTGACTGCGGCGGTGATTTCCTCCCAAGTCGCCACCGCATCGAAGCGGGCGACGTCGAGGTGGTGGGTGCCTCCCTCGGTATCGAGGAAAACGGGGTCCGGTGATTGACCGGCGAGCGTCGATTTTCCGACGCCTTCGGGTCCGTAGAGCACGACCTTCTGTGGTCGCGGGATTCTGCCCCGGCGGATCGCCAAGGCACCTTTTGGATTGTGGGTGGTATTCATCTCTGGTTTCGGGCGGTGTCAATCGCGCCCTCAACCCACTCGGGGGACATGTCCCAAATTCCCGTCCGTCGCGTGCGCCGCCCCCCATGCTTCCAAGAAAAAATTTTCTCAGATTTTTCTGAGAGCCGGTTGGGACATGTCCCACATCGGCAGCATCTTTCGGACTGCTAAATATTTTAGAAAAACGAACTAAATTCCTGCGATTTGTCAAAAAATCCGCTTTACGGAGGGTTCAGATTTCGACATATTGCACCTGTTTTAAAAAAACACCACCACCCATAGTAGTATGTTCACCTAAACACACAATCCATCATGCCCACGATTCGTCAGCCCCGCCTGTTGAAGGTCGATGTTCTGCGGAAAATGAAATCCGCAAATCTCGATGCTCTTTTGTCTCCTTATTCCTCGTACTTCCGGCAGCGGGACATCGACGTGTCCCGGATCTCGCAGGATGGCTACGATTTCACACCACTGGCGGCCGTGCTTGCCTGCCCTGTGGAAAGCACCCCGCCTGATCTGGTCGAAAAACTGGAAATGCTCGATCTCATTTCCGACGCACAAAGCACCCTGAACCTGGAGGATGAATATCAGGAACTGGTCGGTCGTTTGATCGAAGCGGGAGACACTACTGCGGACATTGCGGTGAAGATTCTGCTAGAACGCCCAGAGATTGCATACCGGGAGTTTGATCGTCTGGCGCTTCATGCACCGCGTTCACTTGTATCCTATCGGGTTCGCGAAGGCCTTCCGTTCCTGAGCGTGGATGACGCGAAACTGGAGCGGTTCCGTTCTCTCGTCGCGCCGTGGTTCGAACGGAATGCTAGATCATCAGTTTGCTACATTCATCACCACGCAGAACCTGGTGGCATCGCCTTCGTCATTCGTCATGGTGATCTTCTCAAGCGGATCGGCGTGTTCAACGGGCAGGGAGATTCGGAATCCTGCATCCTCCGCCCAGAACGCGTGGACATCGCCCACTACAACCTGCTGACAGGTGAGTGGCAGATTTCAGGTTTGGGCGTGAAATTGCAGGAACTCTACCGTGAGACCTTCGGATTCATTTTTCATGGATCGCGCAATGCCTTGATGCACTCCAGGCGATACACGCTTGAACCACTGCGGGAGGGGTCATCCTGTCTGTGTTGCGATCCGAGTGCTCCCATCCAGTTTGCCGAACTGAAGTCCGTCAAGATCGAGGTTCCCGCTGGTGGCATTGTAGAGTTCAAGAGGGAGGCTGTATTCGAAACTCTTTCAGCCAACCGTGACTGGCTCAATTTTGCGCGTTTTGTCGATGCCACACTGTCTTTGAAATGCTCCAACCGCCGCCGCAGAGTCATTATCAAAATCTGCCCTGAACGCGACACGATCAACGGAACCGCGGCCGAACCCGCGATTGATTCATGGCTCAATGAAAGAGGATTCGCCCACCATGACGGCCAACTTCTGGCGAGTGCTTGATCGACTCGGTGCAGACGGTGTAGCTGTCTCCGACTGGCGCTTCCACTTGGGATCTCAATGGGAGAGCGCGAGGCCGTTCCTTCGAAAAGCACACCGGCTGGCTGACACAGTCATCAACACCGAACATCCCACGAGGCGCTTGCTGGTCGAGCCGGAGGGCGATGATGGATTCGTCGGCATCGCGGATGAATCCGGCGTGCTCCATGCGCCCGTTCCCTTGAGCCGAGACGAGATTGAGGTCCTTGCGCCCGACTGGGAGGCGATCACATTCGCCCTTGCTCAGGAGTTCGATTTCGCGGGAAACCGATGGGAACGTTCCGGCCATATCCGGAAAATCGGCGTCTCCCAACACGGCTCGGACGTGGCGCGCCCCGTGATCCTGTGCCTACCGCCGAGCCACCTCATGCGGCATCTGGTAGTCATGAATGAACTCGCATTGCGACGGGATTCGACGGTCCTGATGCCTTCACTTGCCCGGCAGTCCCCCGAACTCGACGCGCTGGCCGCAACAAACGGTCTCACGTTGGTAGGCATCGCCGAGCATTACGAAACTTCTGCCGTAAGGGAAACGCCGCTGCCATACCTTGCTACGCCGGCGCTCCGCACCAACACCTCTACGAAACGGCGACCTGTGTTCCGCGTATTGGCCGGCTGGACTTGGGAAATGCTCACCATCGAGGTCTCGACCGCTGGTCGGCTGATCTTCTGCTGCGACGGGCAACGGCGGGATGTTCGGCTTCCGAAATCCAAGGGAGCGAACCATTCCGAGAGCTACGAGATCCTCTTCAAACTGGCCTTCGCCAACCCGCAGGAGTGGCATGCCCCGGCAACGTGGGAAAAGGCAAGCGACACCGTTCGTCGGCGCTTTGGTAGGCTCAGGAACCAGCTCCAAGCCCTGGTCGAAATGCCCGGTGATCCGTTTCACAAGATCAGGGATCGGGTTTACACCCCACGCTTCCGGCTCATTCCTCACCCAGACCTGTCCGTGCTCGCTCGCGAAACGAGGGCGAAATCTGTGGCGCAATCGGATCAGTGAGAGACAGGCCCATTGCACAATTCATGATGGTGCGAAACTTTTCTCTTGAAATTGTCGCTCTGAAGTGCAAATATGCTTCTCGTGCCCAAGAAGAAGGCCCTGTCCGCATTGCGAACAGGGCCTAAATCGAGGGCCTCAACAAGTGAGACTCAAGCTGTGGTGGCCGGTAGAATCGCTCGTTGGGGTTGGATTACAAGGGGAAAAGCACCCGCCCCTCAATCATCAGCCAAAATGAGCAACACACCTACCTGCAACTGGCCCGGCAATGCCGGGAAAACCTACACTTACGAGATCTATCCGATCAAAGGAACGACGTTTGCCGACAAACCCGGCAACTACGTGTTCTGCATGGAAATCTCGCCCGGTCAGTGGACGGCCCAATATGTTGGGCAGTCTCAGAACCTGAACGATCGCCTCGCCAATCACGAGAAACTCGCCTCGGCCATCGCCCGTGGAGCGACCCATATCCACGCGCACCTGAACCCAGTCGAGTCCGCCCGACTCGCAGAGGAAAAGGACCTGATCCAGCACCTCAACCCGCCTTGCAACGAACAGCTCGTTGCTTGATCCGACCACTTCACCGTATGCAGCCTCTCCTCAGCGATCTCGCGGACATCCGTATCGGCCTCACCATGCGTGGGCCGGACGCGTCCCGTCGCACTGACGAGGAGGGGCTGCATCTGCTCCGCATCAGCGACATCTCGGAAGACGGACAGATTGAAATCGCAAACCCGCACCTTCTCGACCGCTCCCTCGGCGACGACTCCCGCTACCGCGTGGCCCACAACGATCTCTTGATCGCCAACCGTGGCACCCGCATGACCGCCGCTCTCGTGCCCGAAGGTCTCGACGCCATCGCCAGTGGCCAGCTTTTCATCGTCAGACCCCAGTCCGACCTGATCACCCCGGAATTCCTGCATTGGTTTCTCAATCTGGCGACCACACAAGACCGCCTTCACTCCGAAGCCAGAGGCAGCTATGTCAAAACACTGCCCGTCACTGCCATACGCGAGCTTCCAATTCCCCTGATCCCGCTCGAACTCCAAACCAAGCTTTGTGCGCTGGCCGATCTTGCCCGCCGCGAGCGCGAGTTGCTCCAGATCCTCGCCGAAAAACGCGGGATCCTTCTCCAGCACTCCTTCAATCACATTCTCAACCGTTTCACCACCTGACCACATGGCCAAGCCCACCTACAACCAATCCGAGATCAACGAAGTCGCCTGGCGCGCCTGCGACACCTTCCGCGGTGTCGTCGATGCCGAGAACTACCGCAACTACATCCTCGTCATGTTGTTCTGGAAATACGTCTCCGATGTCTGGCGCGACCATCGCGACTCCTACCTCAAGGAATACGGTGGCGACGAGGTGCGCGTCCGCCGCCGTCTCTCTCGTGAACGCTTCCAGCTCCCGGACGGCTGCGACTTCGGCTCGCTCTACGACCAGCGCACCGCCACCGACATCGGCGAGAGGATGAATATCGCCCTGGCCGGCATCGAGGAGGCCAACAAGGCCAAGCTCGAAGGCGTCTTCCGCGAGGTCGATTTCAACTCGGAATCCAAGCTCGGCCAGACCCGCGACCGCAACACCCGCCTCAAGCTCCTGCTGGAAGACTTTGCCGACAAACGCCTCGATCTTCGTCCGTCGGTCATCGGCACCGAGGATGTGATCGGCAACGTCTATGAGTATCTGCTGGAACGCTTCGCCTCGGATGCGGGGAAAAAAGCCGGCGAGTTCTACACACCCGGCCAGGTCTCCAAACTCCTCGCCCTGCTGCTCGCCCCGAAAAAGGGAGACACGATCTGCGACCACACCTGCGGCTCAGGTTCACTGTTGATCCAGGTCGGTCGTCAGGCGGACAAGCGTGATTTCGCGCTCTTCGGCCAGGAAATGAACGGCACCACCCACGCGCTCTGCCGCATGAACATGTTCCTGCATGGTATGGATCAGTTCCGCATCGAGTGGGGCGACACCCTGCGCAACCCGCGCCTCATCGAGGGCGACCACCTCATGAAGTTCGACATCGTCGTCGCCAATCCTCCCTTCTCCCTCGACAAGTGGGGCTACGAAGAGGCTGCTGTCGATCCCTACAACCGTTATCACCGCGGACTGCCGCCCAAATCGAAGGGCGACTGGGCCTTCATCTCCCACATGGTCGAGACCGCCCGCGAAGGCACAGGCCGCGTCGGGGTGATTGTTCCGCACGGCGTGCTCTTCCGCGGTGCGGCCGAGGGGCGCATCCGGCAGAAGATGATCGAGGAGAACATCCTCGAAGCCGTCATCGGCCTGCCTGCCAACCTCTTTTTCGGCACCGGTATCCCCGCCGCCATCCTGCTTTTCAACAAGGGGAAAACCCACGGCGATGTCCTCTTCATTGACGCATCCCGCGACTTCAAGGACGCGAAAAACCAGAACGTTCTCACGGATGAGCACCTCGAAAAAATCGTCACCACCTACCGCGCCTTCGCCACCGTCGAGAAATACGCCTACCGTGCCACCCCGCAGGAACTCGCCGACAACGACTTCAACCTCAACATCCCCCGCTACGTCGATACCTTCGAGGAGGAAGCCGAAATCGACTTCGGCGCGGTGAAAAAGGAAATCGCCAGCTTGGAAAAAGAACTCACAGCCGTCCGGGCGAAAATGGGCGGCTACCTCAAGGAACTCGGACTATGACCCCCATGGAAAACCCCGGCGAAATCATCCTTTACCAGACCGAAGACGGCCAGTCCCGCATCGACGTGCGGCTCGTCAATGAGACCGTTTGGCTCTCCGCTGGCCAGATGGCCGACCTGTTCCAGCGCGATAAGTCAGTGATCCT